TCCTACAAAGAAACAACTAGTTTCTTTATGACTACATTTGAGAACCAAAGATTGTCACAAGTAATGCAAGATACTAAAATTGATGAAGCACAGAAATTAAAAGCATTCAAAGAAGGATTTAAAAAATTAAGCCAAATGACATTAGATATGGTTATCACAAATGTTACTGAAATCGAAACTCCAGAAGGTACAGAAACTAATACACAAGCCATAAAACAATTTTTTGAAACTACTGACAAAGAAACGTTTTTAGCAGTTCAAAAAGGACTTGAGCATTTAAAAGATTATTGGAGTACACCAAATACCAAATTTCAAGTACCTGCAGATTATGTGGAGAAGGGCGCCGAATCAGTTATTGATGTACCGATGGTGTTCGACAATGCAAGTTTTTTCGCATAAAGGTCGGAACACTCGAACTCTCTGAGATTGATGAATATGTTACCGGCCTAGAAAAAGAGTCCCAAGCAATATTAAGTGAATTAGTTAAGTTATGTTGGTACATGCGAGGAGGCATGCAACTGAAAGATGCCTACGATTCAACTTATGACGAAAGAAAAGCCATAGGTAAAATGGTTGATGAAAATCTAAAAATTACCAAAGAGTCTGGAATGGCTTTTTTCTAAAATTTAACTTAAAGTTTTAATTAATTGTTTGAGTCTAGCACGACCTTGTGTGCTTTGTAATGCGGCTTGAACAGCATTTATAATTGGTTTAACAGCATTTAATTCATTTTTATTACTAAGAGGCTTACCTGCTTGTAGTTTTTCTAGTGCTTTAACTGCCATTGCAGGGTTTTCTAAACCAAGTTCCGACCTAAGTGTATTAAGTCCTGCTCTTGTATCTGTTGAATTTTTACCTTTGTCTTTGTCTTTGTCGACAGGATTATTTTTTTCATATTCATCGCCGGCATTATTAAACTTGTCAGCAATAGCATCGCCTGCTGTCTTTAAAGGATTTTTTCCTGTTTTGAAACCTTTGCGTAGTCCACTTACAAATGCACCTGTTCTATCAGTTTCAGGTTGGTCACTTTTAGGTTGTGTTTTACTAAAAAATTGTTTTTTGATTGCCGCAGTTTCTTGCGGTGTAGGAGTATTGCCTTTGATTTCTACTTGCTGTACACCATCAGGTGTTTCTACTTTAATAACTGGCATTACTGAAACCTAAATATACCGTCGTTACCTTTTACTAACTCGCTGTCAGTGGCACTCGGTGTTTGTGCAGTTGCTTTTTGTTGTGCTTGTTCTTTATCTTTTTTATTGTTTTGTCTACGTAATTTTGCTGTATAAGCACCAGGAGCAAGATCTTTAACTTTATCATCTTGAAAAGAATCTCTAACAATAAACTCAATCATGTCTTCTACTTGTGCATTACTTAAAACACTGTCGCCTTTGATGTCTAGTGCTTCATATGTGCTTTGCACCATTTTTGATCCTGGGTTATTTGCTTGTGGAAAAGGAATAGTATTATCATCGCCGCCTGCTTGTGCCTCAGGCTCAGTTGCTTTAACTGGCTTTTGACTTCTCATCTTTTTGGCTTTTTCAACTTCTGCATACAACCCTGTAAGACTACCATATTTCTTTTCTAATGGATAACCAATTGCTGTAATAAATGCTTTTAAGTTATCGCCTGTTGGACGACCTTCGGGTGTAGGAGTATAATACTGTTTGTATTCTTTGTACATTGCGTTGATTGCACTTTGTACTTTGCCATCTGCTTGTGCGCCAGCACTGCCAAAAAATCCTGCAATGCCTGTTACGGCCCTTTTAAATGCACCGATAGGTGCTTCGTCAATTTTTGGCTCAATTATAGCAAATTCATTAATTTTCATGTGGTCTTCTCCTAAATGTATTTATATGATCGGCAATCTAGCCGTCAAAAACCAAATAGCACAGTTTAATCACACTAACTACAACTCTAAATAATCTTACTATGATAACAATGTATAGAATATATGATCATACCTCACGCAACACACTTGCTAACGGTATTCCCTCGCTAGAACAAGCACAAGAAGTATTGCACTTTTTAAAACTTGATGAACCAGCAAATGAGATTGAAATTGAAGAATATAAAACAAGCCAAGTCAAATCCGGCTTTGGACGTGATCCCGATCTACACTAGACCAAAAGACGATTTACAAGATACTAAATGGTTCGAATACCATTATGTTAATGATCCTTGTGACGATGTTGTGAATTGGTTTAAGTGTGAAACTATTAAGAAGTGAACTACGTTCACTTGTGTTTTTCGCTATCGCTCAAACACGATTATTTAAAAGTAGATTAATTAATTACGAAGTAATTGTTAGCATCATGTAGATTGTTTCAGTCAGACGGAACCTACACAGTGGTTCCATCTAATCTTGAACATCATGTGAGTTCGTCACAGCCGAGATTCGGAAGTAGGTAATTGTTTATACACAAAGTACAATGGGCTCTGACCTTTCCCAACCTACGTCGACATATGTAACATAAAGAGTACATTAACTAGGTTAATGCTATCTATATAATACATTACCTCTCGCTTCGTTCCTATTGCTAAAGAGTTTTTATGAACTGTGTTGTGTTTTTCGATTGACAGCATTCAATCTCCGTTAACCAGTGAGCCCAATTGGTTTGATGGCTTACCTCACAGTGGTGGTCGATCAACGTATACGAGTGTCCTTCTCAGGGGACCTTTTTCTCAGCGGTATTTTTAAACTGGCCCGCCAACCTTATGTGCTGTATTGATTTGCCTTAATGGAGTGTTCTAACAAAGCCTGTTTAAGTTTGTCTGATCCGCCAACTCTAACATTAATAATACCGTTATAGTATTCATCTGTTTCAAGTACACGCCTATCAAACTGTTCTCTTGCCTCTATGTAGGACATTTCGCCTCTACCCTTACACAAATATAATATTTCTCTTGTAAAGTTCTTTGGGCCTAGTTCTTGTACGTCAGCATTCAAATGATCTGAAGATCCCCAATAGTCTCTCCAGTCTGATTCTACTTTGCTTCTACGTTTATTTTTTTTGCCTTTAAGTGGTGGGCGTGTTTTTTTAAATTTTGCTAGTTTTTTGCCTACGTACTTGCGATTATTAGTAGTGTTCGTAATCAGGTATACAAAACCTTCACAGTCTTGTGGAAGATCTTCTATTTTTTTGCCCTGATAAGTCCACTCCATGCAGATACTTACCTGCGCCTATAATTCTGGATCTTGATTCTGGCTTTCCTGCTTGTTTGCCTTCTTTATAACTTTAAGTGCCTTACGTTTTGCCTGTATTTCGTTGCGTCTTTCTGTCGCTAGTTTTCTAATATCACTAAGAATAGATCGTGCCTTTCGGCCGGTTTCATCGAAGCCTTTTGCTTCAAATCTTTCTTGCGTGTTATAGTAGTCCATCATTGCTTGAACAAGCAACTCATGGGTAGTCCTAGGCATTCACAGTCTCCGTATCATTACTATAAGAAGTGAACCCGTTATCCTTAATTACCTTCAATATGTTATTCACACGTGAAGATAGTTCATCTTTGTGCGAAATCAAATAAATGTTTTTATTGCGTTCTCTACTCATCTTTTTAAGTACACTCAATGCACTTTCAACGCCAGCGGCATCAAGACCATTATCAACAAGTTCGTCAATAAACAGTAGATTAATACTTTGATATAAACTTTCCCAAACATCTCTAAATGCCCAACTCATAGATAATATGAGTCTATTTCGTTCTCCTCTACTGAGGTTATCAAAGTCCAAGTCACGCCCAAGTTCTGTAATTTCAACTGTTAAATCGTTCTGAAATACAACTTGATGTGGTAATCCTGTTTTATCTAAATATAATTGTAAACGTTTGTTTAGGAATGCTAGGTTCTGATCAATAATACGTTTACGAATAAATGAATCTTTACTTGTAAGTAGTTTGTACAAGAAATCCATATGCTCTTTCATTTCTGTTAGAGCATTTATACTATCCCAATTAATTTGTTGCAGTGCTTGGTCACGTAATTCATCCATTTGTTCTGTGTATGGATTTACTTCTGCATCTTTTTCTACTTTACGTTCTTCTAAACTTGCTAGGTTATTTTTATGATTATATGCTTCTTCGCTACTATCATAAAATGTTTTAGGACATCCTTTTAAATCTCCTATAGCATCTAATTTTTCTTGCACTTCAGTTAACTGTAATGTAATACCATCAATGTATGTTTGACTTTCAGTTACATCATTTTGCTTTTCAGCAAGAATTTTTTCATGTGCTTCGTCGTGCAGTTCTTGACCGCATGTAAAACATTTTTTATTAGCAATGTCTTTTAGTTCTGTTTCATATTTAGAATGTGTGCGATCAGCACGTAACATACTACTTTCTAAACTTGCTTTTTCTTTGTTAAGATTTGCTTGTTCAGTATCTTGTACTAGCCATTCTTTCTTATCTTTATGTGATTGAATCTCTGCTTCAATATCAACAGTAATTAATTGACTAATTGCTTTTGTTGTTCTAGCAATTTCTTCTGCTTGGTTTGCGTCCCATGCTTTAGATTTAATTTCTAAATTATCAATTGATTCTTGAACTTTTTGATTTGCTGTTTCAATACCTTTAATTGTTGCATCTTCTTCAGCAATAGCATCACGTATTCTTTTTTGTTCTTCTTTAAGACGTTCTGCTTTTTCAGATAAGATAGTGATGCCTAACAACTGCTCAATAATTTCTCTTTGATCATTGGCTTTGAGTGAAAGGAAAGGCTCTGTATATGTGTTAAGCGCCACTAAATGTTTGAACATTGTATGACTCATGTTCAATAACTTTGCAATATCTTCTTGTGTTTTACGACTATCACCTTGTGATTCATCAATATCATCTGCTGTGACGTCGACATTCTCTTTGTAAAATTTAAGAATGTTAGGCTTACGCCCTCGTTCAATTCTATAGTTTTGTCCGTTAGTTTCAAACTCAACAGTAACTAACATACCTTTGCCGTTAGTTTTGTTAATTAAGTTTTCTTTACGAATGTTTGTTAGTGCATTGCCATATAATGCATAACTTAATGCATTGATAATAGTAGTTTTACCTGTGCCATTACGTGAACCTGCATCATCTCCTCCTAAATCTAAGTTTTCACCTAGTACAAGAGTAAGTAAATTTTTATCAAAGTCAACTGCTTGAGTTTGATTACCTACACTCATAAAGTTTTTTACTGTTAAAGTCTTAATTTTAAACATTACAATCCTCTATAGATATCTAACAACAAGTTTGGTTTGTATGTTTCTGTATCTAACTTTGTTATTTGATCGGTTACAATTTGGTCTACTGATTCAAAATCAATCTCACCGGGTTCCATTTTATTCATTTCGTCGTCTGCGTTAGCATCAGGCAACAAACTTATTTCTCTTACATCATATTGTGCAGAAAAATTTTCTTTAATAAAGTTTGCTTCTTCGTAACTAATATCAATATCAAGTGTTACACGTAGATATAAATTTTTAGGAGCAAGTATTTCTTCTGTTTTGTCTAATAACCTGCTTAATGGAATAGTTCTATATTTAGGACAATCCTTCCAGTCGATGAACTCGGGCTCACCTCCCCATTCTAACGTCATCATACCACGTTCATCATCCCATGCATCGGCGTAATTGTGTGGAAAGGCATTACCGATGTAATAGATATTTTTACGTTGTTGACGTTTGTGGAAGTGGCCCGTGAACACCATTTCTTGATTAGCAAAGTCGTCTGCTTTGATTTCGCCTGTGTCGGGCATTTCAACCATTGCATTCATTTTAAAATTTGGAAGTTCAAAGTGTCCAAACATATATCGACACTTCATTTTTGAAACTTGTTTCCATTCTTCTCCTACTAACCAAGGAACCAAAGCAACATCATCAATTACTTGTGGTTCTGTAATCACAGTAATACCTGGTACGTGTTTACCAAATACTACACTGTGAATATCTCTTTTGTCTTTATAATATAAATCGTGATTGCCAGGAAAAAAGTAAAACTTATCAAATGCTTTACCTAATTTTTCTAGTGATCGCAAACTAGCATCCATAGTGGTTAAATTTAACGCACTTCTGTTGTGATGCCAATCTCCTGTAAAGATTCCTACATCACAGCCGTTTGCTTTGGCTTGTTCAATATACCAATCTACAAACCTTTCGCAATCATCGTTGTGAATTTTGCTGTTTGATTTTAGACCAAAGTGAATGTCTGTAAACACCGCGGCCTTTTTAAATAATTGTGTCATGCCTTCCCTTATACTATTGTTATTACATTATACGTGAAACCTTATAGGTTTGTCAACCTTAATAGTCTGCTTTTGGACGTCTAATGCTTTTATAGAATTCTGCAAGTTTTTCTTTATCTTCTTTAAACACATTTTCATTTTGTCTAGTAAATGAAGGATTAAGATTATTTTCTTGTAGAATGTCATCTCTAATATTTTGATTTTTCTTTTCTATGTTTAACACTCTTGTAAAACTGTTTGTAACTGCGGCAGTATAATATGCAAAAGGATTTTCACTTTTACTTTCGTCAAATTGTAAACCTATTTGTGAAAGTTGTAATACAGCCTGAGCCCTCATTTCATCGTTATATGTATAGCCACGCCAGTTAGATCGAGTACCGTATCTGTCAGCAAGTTTTAAAAACATTCTTCCTAGTTCTTCAGTAACACGACCATGTCCTTTACTAAAACTTCCGTTTTGCATACCACCTTCCCAGTGGCTTTTGCCTACACAAACTAGATTATCATTTTCATCAAATCTCCAATGCTGGAATGGAGGAAAATTACAGCGTTCATGCTCGTCTGCAATAGTTTTAGTTTTGCGTTTTCTACCTGGTGCTTTTGGAATATGATCAAATGTCATAATTCTAAATACCAACGATGTTTTTTCAATTTTACGCCAATCAGGTGTAACTTGTGCAAGTTTAGTCTTTTTGTCACCTGACAATCTAGCCGCTTCATATGCCGCTTTTCCAATCCTATCAGCCTGATTTCTTTTTGCTTCTGCTATTGTAAGTCTATTAACTTTTTCTAAACTTGGTAAAATGATATCAAATCTGTGGTAATCGTCGTCAGTATACGAACTAAAACTGTTTTTGCTTATATGGATCTGTTTAAGTAGATCTCTATTGTTTAAATATTTTACTTTTCTCATAAGATTCTCCGTATGTAACTTCTATTATAAACTACGTAGTTAATAAATGCAATAAATATTATTACCAAAAGGAGCCAAAATAATATGAATGACAAATTAACTAACTTGGGCGGCAAACTAGTTAACAACCTAGTAGGTGCATCCGGCCTAGGCGGAAAAATAAAACGATTACAATCGTTGTTTGGAGATGAAGGTCCTAAAGAAGGATCAGAACCACCAGTACAAAC